TTAGGAGCGATAATTATCTTTTCTCTCGTAGGTTTGAATACAACACGAATAGCACTTTGTCCAATTATATTTGACTCCTGCACTTCAATTCTTTTTATCTCCTCAAGATGACCATTGACTTCCATAAAGATACGAGCATTAGAAACTCCGTTTCCTTTCTTGCCATCAGTAAATTGACTCAAGTATTCCTGTAGATGTTTAACAAACATTATTGACTTTATAGGATAGTTACCTTAAAAAGTCAATCATGGGAGTACCAAAGAGATTAACAGAAATGCAGCAAAGGTTCGCAGAGTTTCTAGTATTTGGCGGACCAGACGGACCTATGACTAAGACAGAGGCAGCCATAGCTGCAGGATATTCACCAAAGCGTGCAAGGCAAGAGGGATCAGAACTTACGAACCCAAAACTATCACCGCTTGTTGTCAAATATATTGGTGAGTTGAAGGAGGAAAGACTGCGTAAACATGAAGTTACCTATGAGGGACACGTAGCAGAACTTGCAAGACTCAGAGAGGCCGCTTTAAAAAAAGGATCGTTTTCTTCTGCAGTGAATGCGGAAGCAAACAGAGGAAAAGCAGCAGGACTGTACATAGATAGAAAAATAATAAAAACAGGAAAGTTAGAGGACCTATCAGAGCAAGAACTAGAAGCAAAAATGAAACAAATATTAGACGATTACGCACAGATAATTGATGTGACTCCAAAGATTTCATCTTCTTAAATTAAAAGAAATAGATATTCTCTCTTCTTGACTAAAATTAGGTGTTACCCAATGTGGTAACCAACCTGGAAACAATAATAGTTTGTTTTCTTTAGGAGTGACGTTCCATGCAGCTGAGTTATGTGGTGTATACTTTTCAATCAAATGTGGTTCCCAATCATACTCTATAACATTGTTAGAAGGATGTTTAAAATTTATATTTCCTGAATTTTTAGGAACATTAATATAATAAACGCCAGCTAACACAGCGTTAGGATGTACATGCTGTGAATTCCAATCTTTATAACTGTTTACATTTACCCAAATATTTGACATCTTTAATTTTTGAGAATAGTGTATTTTCTTTCTATACTCTTCTCCTGCTTTTAATATCTCTTTAAAAAGTTTACCTAAAACAGGTGTTTGTTTTACAATATCTTTTATAATAGGATCATCTCCACCTAACTGTGGAGACTGCCAGCCCCCTGCATTACTTGCATGATTAGTTTTTTTATGTCTTTGTTTAAACTTTAAACAATACTCGGATAACTCATTAAGATTTAATTTTAAATCTTTACTGTAAAGCAGAGTAGGAAATAAATCTTCGAACATTAAATTTTTTGAATCTTCTTCACCCAAGCCCGAGGAATCATAGTACGATCACCAAAAGTAATCTCGTTTTCATCCTTATCGTAAGATGCAAAAAGTTTTACAGATTTATCATCTTTAGAATATAACCAACCCTCGTTAACTGGTCTTGCTAATTTCATTTTATCAAACTCTTTGTCGGTAGCCCAGCCAGAGTCACTGACACAATCAATCCACTCCACTCTGACTCTCGGATAAGGTATATCGGGAGCCCCATCAGTTGCAATTCTTTTTCGTCTTTTCCTAGGCATAATTTCTTTTTATCACATGTGTCTTAATCAGTCCAGTTGCCACATTCTTGACACAATTTAATTTTCGACACCTACATGGGTAAATTTTTTTTTCTTGCGCTAAATTTTTTAAAAAACCTGAAAGGTATCGCAAATGCCAAAATTGATCTATAAGCATTGGTATTCAACATTTATTTTTCGACACCCCCCCCCTCGCAATGGTATCGCAAGGGTATCGCAAGTGTCGAATTTTTTGGTCCAAACAGTGAACAAACCTGTGTCACCCTGAATTTGCGACACCTTTGCGACACCCAATCGACACCCAATCGACACCCCAGGTGTCGAATTACAAGATCTCTTTTGCCTTAATCTTGCCATAATGTAGCTCCATTACTGCCATCTTATCCTCGGCAGATGATATCTTTGCTAACAACTTATCGATCTCACCAGTAATATCTGGATGTTCAGGTATGATAATTTCCTGATCGCTGTAGCATTTAATCTTATACTTTGCGTCTTCAATCTCGGCCTCGTATCTCTTTTCTAGAACCGTTCTAAGTTTATTATTCATCTTTCCACCTCTTCATTATTATCTTACCATGTTCTTCCTCGTACATGATCCATGACCTCTTACCATCAAAGTAATATCCATGTATTTTTCTTTTTACTTTCATAGTTCCTCCTTCACATATCTTTTTAGTTCTTTGTCTTGTATATTATCCGGTATCTCATTCTTGTAAAATATCCTGTAGCTGTCACTACCATACTTACCGATACCAAATAATTCTGTTGCGTCCTTGCCATCCCATTTTATAAAATCACATGACATTCTCCATATCCTGTTTGCTCTAACATTCTTCATGCCTAAATCTTTTAACATTTCTGCAATCGTGTCTTTGTCTGACAATAATAGTTTCCATGCGTTAGGAAACTTTTTAAAAAATCCTGGTAATACTTTTTTAACTTTCTTTCGTCCTGTCTGGTTTAGACAGATAACACCAACCATATGCTGCCACTCATTCTCTACCTGCTGTTGAACCATCAGATCATCTCGCATCAAAGTCCTCTGCTTTCATTGGTTTTGTCTTCTCTTTCTCATCAAAGATCAGGTCATGATACATGTCCAATCTTTTCAAAAACGCATGTTTATAGCGCCTTAATTCAGGTCCCTCGACTTTGAATTCTTGATAATATAGGTCAGGCGTGCATACCATGATAACTCCCTGTTCGATGTTTGATTGGTGCACGTAGTCGTGTGCCATGGCGTACGCTGCGATCTGCAGATAATAATCCTCGATCCATTCTTTCTTCTTCGGACGATTGGCCTGCTTGAAGTCAACAATAGTCTCGCGATTGTTGTGTAAACAGACAAGGTCTGTCGAACCTGCGTATAGACCCGGATAATATAACGTGACTTCCGAGCCATACCACTCTTCAACAGGTGTGAGACCCACGTCGATAACTTTCTCGGCCATGGCTTTCGCCTCCTGTCCGAGCGCTGTAAGATCATCGTAGCCCACTCCCGTGATATAGTGTTCCAGGAATTTGTGCATAGCTGTCCCCCGACTACTAGATACATTTTTGATTCGTTCTGCTTCTTGTTCTCCAACTTTGGCCTTCCAGTCTTTTAGAAATTCTTGATTTTTGGTACGCCCTAATATCGTAGTCACGCTAGGAAGTCTAGTACCATTTACATCATAGAGCCGTGATCCGTGTTCCTCGTGCCGTGTTGCATCGGCATAGGTGTACTTACCGCTGTGCTTGATCGCTCGACCAATATTGTGATATTCTTCTATATCTTTATCTTCCATCATTCTTTTTCTTTCAAGTATTCTGGGGCAAATCTTTGTATCGCGTTAAGTGGTGCAGAGTCATGAATATTACCGCTGACCGAGATCCGTGTGCAATCAGACTTATATGGTGCAACCCAATGCTTTAACCATGCAGGAAAGATATACATATCTCCCTCTTCAGGAAAAAACGATTGATAAGTTACACAGTCTCTAGGTCCATTACCATAGATAAATTGTATACCACCCGGCCCACAACTTCTACCAACGTATTCACTATTTTCTTTTTTTAATTCATCAGGAATCTGTAGGTACGCTACAAAAGACAGTTTACCATCGTGATCATGTGGTGGGTTATATTCATTCGCCTTTTGATAGTTTATCCACAGAGCAGATAAGACGTACTCTGGTTTCTTGTCGTATGGTTTACAAACAAATCTTTCAAACATCTGATCATATACACCAAGATATTGTGACAACAGAGGCACAATTTTAGCTTTAGACTCCTCACTGTAACCAGTTTCTTTTTCTATGATTCCGGCTAGTTTGTTTTTAAAATCTAGTTTATTTTTTTTAGCTTCATCCGTTAATAATTTTTTAAACTCATCCCTCATTTTCAATCTAATGACACAAGGTCCCCAGTTGTATGTTTGTACTTGTATCTCTCCTTTTTTATCACTCATATTATCTCCTTATCTATCATAATAATTTATATTTAGCACGACCCTTTGATTTTGATCTGTGCATGTGCTACTTGAATGTTTTATTTTAGAATTGAAAATGACCATTCTGTTGTCTACACAATCGACTTTACTACCATCTTCAAAATGTGTTGGGCCATTTGTCGTGTTAAAATACATAATGGCTGTTTTATTTTTATTAGGTGGATCATAATCTGTATGATACCCATGAATTAATTTTTTGTGTGTTCTAGTCATTAGATTAGCTTTCACTCTCATTATCGCTTTACAATTTAATTTATAAACTATTGGCGGAACAATATCATTGTAGTAGTTAGACCACATTTTATGGTCTTCGTAAAAAAAATGTATAAATTGAAAACCTTCTTTATCTTCACGACTATTTACATAATCATTGTAGTGCCAAGGAAAATACTCACCGCATAGTATATTTTTCATTTTTCCATATTCTTCCGGTTCTAAAAAATTGTCTATTATTTTCATACGTTTAATAAATTTAATTCTAAGTCACTACCGATTGTACCCTCTACAAAAACGTTAAAGGATAAACTTGTTCTTAAATCACCATCTTGTTTCATATCAACACCATGCATTAGACCTGATGGAAACAAAAATATATCTCCTGTATTAACAGGATGCCACCAAGATTTACAGTTGTAAGCGTTAACTACTTTAGGTGTTAGTTCTATCATGGGGTTATTATCTTTATAAAATTTTATAGTGTCTACTTCTTTATTTGCTCTAACGTATAAAACTCCAGACAATATACTATTATAGTGTCTGTGTATGTGATGACCTTGATTTTTTTCAGTCCAGTTTAACCAGGACTGTGTAATGATAGGTTTTATATTGTTTTTACTTTGAAAAACATTATCAAAATAATAGTGTATACATGCAAGTAATTCTTTCTTAACTTTAACAAGACTTTTATTATTTAACACAAAAGTATCTTTAGAAAATTTATTACCTTTAGTATTTAATACTGCATTTTTTTTATGTTTATCGAAACAATTTAACTCTTTTTTTGTAAATTGTCTTGCCATTGCAGTTACAAAAACTGGTGTTGGAAATAAATTTTCTATTCTCATCTAAACTTTGGTCCCCTTAAAAATATAGCTAATGTAGTTCTTTCTCCTTTTGTAATGGGAGTTACTTTATGATATGTTGGTGATTTAATCATAACAGTATCACCGGGATCTTTAAACTCTGGTATCGTAAACTCTTCACCTGTAAAGATTTTTAAGTCACCACCTTCATATTTTTTTTCAGAAAGATTAATTAAAATAGTTAGTTTAATATCGCAATTTTCACCTTGTGTTGTTGCATCACAGTGCCATCCATATTCAGAATCTTTACCTTTGTAAGAGTTATAATTTACATGAGCCCAATTATTTAATTGGAACACATCATAACCAAAGACATCTTGATTTATGTATAAGTAGTATTCTACTATTTCATTTAAATAATCTTTCATCTTTCTCCAGGCTATAGTTTTTGTTGTAAGCTTTTTTACATCTTTGTAATTGGCTTTTATTGATTGTTCATTACCATCAAAATTATTTCTTATGTACTTATTTATATCTTTTATTTGTTTTGAATTTAAAAATGATTTTTTAAACCAATACTCGTATCTGTCTTGAATCATTTTATATTCCTTATCACGTAGTATACTATCATCAGTCCTATCGCCAGACAGATCATATTATAGCCAAACATTCCTAATCCGTAAGTTGCCGTCATTTCTTTCTCCTCTTTATTTTTTTATACCAGGACACATCCCTACCGTTTTCAATACACCAATGGTAATGGCTTTCTAAAACTTTCCAAGAGAGTCTCTCATCTGGTTTCATAATTTTTTCTTTAATTCTTTTAAATAGTCCTCTTCCTCTTTTCTATTTTTCTCTCTAACAATGGCTGCCTGTTTTCTCCATGCCCACGCATTGATTTTACCGGACCAACCCATTATCCATAGATATATTTTTAATTTCATTCTAATGACATTGCCTCCCTATATTGTTGTAGATTCACAATCTTACCATTCATTATTTTTTTGTCAGCATAATGTTCCATTATCTGATTAATCTTTGGTAATTTTGTGTGAGCCCATGGCCATATCAACGTGCATACATAATATGCATCTCTAAATGTGCATCGCCATTTGTACTGTTTCAAAAATGGTGTGCCGTCTTTTCGTAGACCTTTGCGTGGCTTGTGATTGAAGGTTCCGCATCCCAATACCTCGTGCACCCACATGATAACAGATTTATCCGTCATGGTTATCTCCATGCTGATACGCCATGCATTGGCATATCGATAACCCTTTTGACCTTTGTGTTTCTTTTTCTTCTCTTTTACTTTCTTGTAATAGATACTGCCCTCACCATCAAAGAGTCCTGCGATGTATGCTCTGTCAGTCTCTGGTATCATTTGTAACTCATCCACACTATCCAAACTAGTGTTATAACAAAACATATTATCAACACGTGATTACCAAGATTAGCAATACTTTTGCCAACAGTCTCTGGATTTTTTGGATCTATGATTTTATTTATTTTCATGTGTTATAATCCATCTTACCATTGCAGTTGTTGGGTCATACCCATCAAACTTTATTTTAGTGCAGTTTGTTAGAAGGACCATCATCGATAACATTATCATCAACTGTCTCATAAAATTCTCCCTCCGAGTCACAATCCCAACATTGGTGGACATCACTCTTGTCTCTAAAATCAGCTGCAGGATCACCATCAATTCTTGCAACCCTGACATACCCATTTCCGTGGCATGTGTTGCAAATCATTCTCACAACCCTACCTTTTTTTAATTTTGCCATTTAATTTCTTCACTTTCTCATTTGCAATCGATTCGATTGTTTTTGCTATAGATAACTTTGCATCGGGCAATAATACCTTTGATAACTTATCTAAAGTAGCGTATGTTTCTTTTGTTAGAGAAACATTTTTATATTTATTCATGTCTGTCATGCTTGTTTCCTTTCATATTTATTAACCATATATAGGTGATATTATAGGATTGTCAATGAAAATATTATTAAGTTTAATAATCTGTTCTAGCGTGGCTGGTGAATGCATGCCGCCTTTTGATTGGCACGAGATGTTTAATACTAAATATGATTGTCTACACTTTGGATACAATGAGGCCATTAATAAATTAGAGGAGATTGGTAAAAAAGACATCAACGAGCATGGCATGTACATCAAGTTTACCTGCACACCTATCAACACTATTTGACAATATGGCAGAATTGTGGTAAGGGAGGTTTATCTTCTCACCATTACCTACCCTTATTTTTATCCCTCTTTAGGGTAGGTGTTTCTTGGTCCCACATCCGTAGCATTAGAACAGCTATCAGTAATGGTATACTACTTACAAATACACCCAAAAAGAGTTCCACTATCGTCCTTCATTATGTGTACGTTCCATGGTTCGTGATACGTGGTCAGATGTAATCGTAGTATGTCACAGAGATCAAAGCAATCGACATCGGCAAGAAGCTCGACGCCGGCCATCATCTCTTTTGTGACGGCTACCAGACTATACAGACCTTCGTTTAGAAGTATCAGATCCATCGTTTACTTTCGTTCCAAAGTTTAAAACACTTTTTAATCCAGATGCTTTCATATTTATGTCAACACCATATGGTTTCCACGCTTTTTTCATTAGATTTAATTCTAATAATAAATGAGACCACTGTCCCTGTAACGCACCATTTACTTTTAATGTTATTATTTTTTCTTTCATATTTAGAGACTAGGATATTTTGGGATATTTGTCAACGGCCTTGGCCTCGGTATTTTTTATACGAACGTCGACGAGATTTGTTCATTTTACACAAGCTAGGGTTGCGTCCAATCGAGGTTTTATGAAATATAGGTTCGTGTGCAACCTTTGCGTATAAACCTTTAGCTTTCTTGGCCATTAAAATATTCGTCTAATTTTGATTGAAGTGTTTGTTTATGTAAATGTGGTATGTAACTTATAACACCATTTACTTTTTGTTCTAAATCAGAGCCACATGTTAAACATCTAAAAAACTGTTTGGTTATTCCAACTAACGGTGTGTACTCTTCACACGTTGGACAAACGCCGTTAACTACCTCTGCTGTTATTTTGAAATTTTTTCCTGTCATAAGCTTTCTTATTCTTTATCACAATCTGACGGTAGCGTCTATCTCTTAAATGTTTTGCAACCTTATTTGAGGTGGAGTTTTTTAATAGATTTTTCACCCATGTATACTTCTGTTTCTGCCTTACTGCGTATGCATTTGTAAGACACGTTAGGATTAAACTCTCTTTCAGCTATACGACGTGCACGTAAACACGCAGCCATGCTTTCTTGAATACGGTGTTCTTTGATCTCTCCGTCCCAGAACATAAGTAAAGCAAATACAGTCTCTATCATACTATCTTACCTCTGTTTTCTCCCTCTTTAATTACATACTTCTGTGTGCCATTCTTACCATGTTCTACAGATTTTTTTAAATCTTTTGCAAGACTCATCTCTTGATTCTCTTTGTTAATCTTTTGTATGTGGTCTAAAACCTTTTTAGTTATTCGTCCCGTTGCCATTGTATTTGTACTCTCTATTTGCATCTTTTAATTTTTCGATATCATTTAAAACCTTATCCATCTGTTTTGTCAAGAATTCTATGTTGACCTTATTTAAAGCCATGTCGTCGATATGTTTTGTTATACGATCTAAAGTTTTGTAAATATCTTCCAGCATCATGTATTGCTCAGAATCTGCGGGCAATGAACCCATCTGTCCACGTGGCCATTTGATTCTAAACTCTGTATTCTGTTCAACATCCTGTTCCATTATCTTGATCTTGGTGTCAGCAATATTTAGCCGTTCAACCATCTGGAAATAACCCATGGTGCCGAGTGCCACGATAATTATCAACGAAGCTACCGTCTTCATTGGCATCTGCACAGCGGCAGATTCAGATATTGTTAAAGGTTTCTTACTCATGTTTTGGTTTTGGTAGAGGGACTATATAATCTTTTGGATCAACTTGCAACGGCTGTGGGGGCCGTACAAAAAACGCCAGTAAACATAACAAAATTATAAGTATTGCTGTGAATCTGTAATTCATAACAACCCCCAATCATTAGTCTTTTATTCCAAAAATCCAAGTTTTGATTTTTTTCCAAAGTTTTTTAATCATGTTTTTTCTCCTCTATTTCATAGAAGAACTTGTCGGTGTCCTCTGTCCGCCATGCTCTGCTATCTTCAACGTTCCATTCAGATGTCTGCACCTTCCAATCAGGGGTTTGATCTTTCACAGTGAAAGAAGGTATGTCCCATATACAACGATTGTTTGGCTGTGCTGCAAAATTGCCATCATCTAGGGCAATAATGTGAGCGCACTTGTGTTCGTGCGGAATCTCTGAATGATCAGTGTCGAGTATGTTAGCCTCTGGATGTGCAAAGTCAATAGTAAATAAATATTTTCCAGGGTGCCATTTCTTGTCTTTTCCGATATACTTACCGGCCTGTGATTCTAAAACGTCCCAAGAATGGACAGAAGGATAATAAGAAAAACAATTCCAGAGCTGTAATTCATCAAGTCGTCTTGTGGGCACTCTGGATGGCTCAAA